ATCAGCGCCATAATCAGGCTAGCCATATCTTTACTCAGTTGGGTAATCTGATTTTGTAGGTGTTGATATTCTCTACTAGCCATTAGCTGCCTGCCTTACTAACCATTGTGCATCTCTTTGATACATCATTCCATACTGGTCCTTGTCCCCTATCTGACAGGCCGCATAGTTTACATACAGTGTTGCGTAGTTAGAAGCATCGGCTGTGTGTGGGCCAAAGCGGTTCTTAACAGCAGCAACACATAAGACTGCCTGGTTAGGATCATAACCAAGAGTAAGTATCAAGGCAGGTAATTGACTTACCTTGCCGTGAATAGCACGACGAGCAGGTGGCTTTGAAGGAGATCCATACTCACTCTGTTCGCTGACGTGGTGCAGTACTAGTACGCAGGCTTCAGTCTTACGTGCCATATCGTGGAGTTCCATCATAATCGCACGAAGACCGGCCCACTCGTTATCTGTTTCTGCTGCCACGTTCATTAAGTTGTCAATGACAATTAACTCTGGAGCATCGCCGTATAGCTCCACATAAGCCTTGATCTCTAACTCGATATCATCGAGCGACGGACTAGAGTCAAAGACCCACTTAATATGCTTGAGTTTGTCAAAGTGTTTATCGTAGTAGTGACTATCGCTAGATAGGTTTGCTTCTACTGATACCTGTGTATGACCCGATGCTTGCGCTGCGGCTCGCATCATCACAGTTGTTGTATCTGTATCTGCTGAGAAGAACAGAGTTGGTACTTCTGCCTTCATCGCATAGATCAGAGCGAACATAGACTTACCAGCATTAGGAGCTGCAGCAACCATACATACCTGTCCCCTGCGGAACTTGATCTGCTGCGCTGCTAGCGCTACCCACACATCCGGCAGCGGTGTTGCTTTGGTAAGCACACCACTCCAAGCGCGGGATAAACTAAGCAACGTGTGGCTCCTTAATAACTATGTTCTTTTTACGACGGATACTTGTTCTTATATTTTCCGATAGACCGCCCCATATACCGAAGCGTTCGTACTTAATTCCCCACTCTGCACATTCAGCACGATGAGGACAGCGACCACAAATAGACTTTGCTACTGCAATATCTACTGAGTCAGATGCTCTTTCTGGAAACCAGAAATCCCCACCTACTGTTGCACAAGCCGGGTTCTCATAGAACCGAGGCTGACGCACCGATCATCGAACCCAGATAGTCTCGCACTTATCTGTTGCACCCTTTGGTGCAGCACACATCCAGCCCTTCCAAGGGCCACGAGCAGAAGTACCAGTACGCAAGGCCATCTCACCGTGACGGCAAGTTGGGTTACCACCGGCAGCAGCAGCAGGTGCTGCAACTGGTGTTGCATTGAAAGCTGCAGCAACTGCAGCAACTGTTGGAGCAGGTGTTAGCGAAGCGATCTGCTGTCCACCTTGCATTAAATCCATACCAGTAGCACGGATGTTAAGTGAGTTCATTGCAAGATCTGCAAGACCTGTCTCAAGTTCTTGAACACTTGATGCGTACAGGTTAATAAGAGTTCCATCGGCTAACTTGTAGTTAATCTGGAACTTTGTTGTATCTGGTGCAGCCATTTACTTTCCTCCATTTGGTTTGATGTTTAATCTAATAGACTCTTTACCAACAACCTTTGGTATAAAGCCTAGAAGTTTTTCTACTTGTTCAGAGTCAACTGTCTCACGACCTTTAACTGTTGTCCAACTGATTTGGATACCGCTGGCAGTAGTACCAGTAGCTCCTTCAAAGGAAGACTTCAACGAGTCTTTTTCTTTCTCTAACTCTTTGATCTTCTCATCTAACTGTAAATACTTTAGGGCGTGTGTGTCAATTTCTGCGTCCTCAATCACGACTTCACTAAGGACGATACGTTCTTTTTTTATACCTACGCAACCCATCTCACCGGATGCGTCATAGTACTGGCAGTAACTCTTACAGAAAGACTCATCTTTCTCAGGTGCTGGTGCTTCCGTTAATACCTTAACGTTAGCCAACCACTGCAGCGCTTCTAGCGCTGAGACTTCATCGTATGGTTCTGAATGAACTTTGATATCTCGTTCGTCACCATCTCGTGCTATCGCTACTAAGTTCACAGTCTTTACTTCGTGACCATTCTTGGATAGCAGATAACCATAGACCTGCACCTGCCAGCGCTGTTGCGCTGATGGGAAGTAACTAAGGTTCTTAACCTTGCTGGTCTTCCAGTCAATAACTGCACCTATACCTGGAACAAATAAATCTACGTGTGCTTTCATATCGCCGTACTCAACTGCAGTCTCGACTAAGTAATCCTTACCTTCAGGATCTAGCGTTGTGATTGCATCCTCGATAGCAGCGTGGATAGCAGTACCCATTATGGCTGCGAGCTTAGACTGGTTATCGTTAGTCTCTGGCTGTCCGTTTAATCGGTACCAAACCTTACGACGGCAACCGCCTATCTCTGATGGGCCTACCTGTGTCTGCTTACTACGATCACGACCTGCATCTTTGGAATGCAGTACGTGCAGTAACAGTTCCTTTGGATCTTCAATCATTTGTTATCCCTCTTAGTAAGCCAGTAATCAAAAGCATATGCTGCAACAAAACCAATCAGCAAACCAAACATAAACTTCAGCATCTTCCTCATCCTCTCTGTTGTATTTCTAACTGTATTGGTGGGCAGGTATTGATATCAAGCACCGACGCGATCTTTACTGCTCTTTCTGCAACTACCTTTGCCATCAGCAGGCTGCTGTATGAACCGGGCTTCAAAGAATAAAGGTAGCCAAGTGCATAAGAACCGCCGCTGCCTGCGGCAAACAATCCATTCTCGCTAGCGTTGAACGATAAGTCTGGTCCGATAGAGAACAGCATCCCGTCAAAGGCAAGCAAGTAAGTAAAGCTAGCATCCTTATCGTTAGCCTCATAACCGTTCTCTTTGAACGCAGCGTAAATGCTAGGTATGACACGCTTACCCATCCACTGCACGGGGTCTTGGAATTTATACAAAGGTGGCTTCCAGTTATACATAAGGATATCGCCAGGGCGTGAGTCACCAGTAACGCCGAGAAGATACTTACCAAGGGTTACGATCTTGGGTGTCTGCATACTAATGACGCGCATATCGTTATCGGTAATCTGACTATCGGCTGCCATCACTACAAAGTCCGGCCCTTGCACCCCTACTAAAGTTGTCATAGGCACATCCTACCACCGCGTGTCGCAAGACACATACCAAGGACTGTGATTAAAATATGAGCCGTAAGGCGAATAACGGTACGGCCCCCTTACGGGGCCGAGGCGTAGCCGAGAGGCGACTGACCCTAGGAAGGAGCCGTGCCAGACAATGCGGTTCCACCCCTTTGTAATGCCTAAATTCAAGCGCCTATTCAGGCGCACAGATACCCTGCCAGAAGCCTTTGGAAGCGATCTGAGGGCCTTTGGCCCCTTGCACGTGTGTCCGTGTGGGTCGCAAGTCTTTAACGTTATGGCGGCCTTTGAGGACTATGAATTATCTTGGTATTTCCTCGATGCTACCTGCGTTAGCTGCGGCAACTTGGTAGTTGTGCCTTGTCCGATTGATAAGGACCTTGACAGCCATTCTGAATCTGATACCTTTTAACCACTGCGGGGAAATATAAGTACCCGCCAGTGTGGAGTGCTAGACAATACCCGCCTTGACGGTTTTATCTGATTGGGTTCAGGTAAGACAGATATGGTGGGTTTTGTTTTTGGGCATAAAAAAAGAGGCCCCCGATTCCCGAAGGAACCGAGGGCCGTTGGCCTCGCAGTCAAACTTTACTTCTTGGTAGTCATTGTCAAATCGTGCTTAGGGTTAGCCCAAGCGATAACTACTGGAACGATTGAAAGCCATAGCGCATTGGCTGCGTGCTTCCAATCTGCTGTTGAAAAATCCAGTGGTGACTTACCGATAATAACTACTGCTGTTAGTGCATTTGATACGAACCACTTGGCCCACATCTCTAGTGCTTTGTTATTAAACTTCATTTACTTAGTCCTAACTTGTTAGTTCTTGCTTTGACTTGCTCTGGTGTTTCAATGATCTCGTAGTGCATCTCATCTTTGCGTGTCTTGTATGAACCACCCCAACGCAAACCGTACTTCTTTACTAGCTCCTTAATCTTTACTTCTTGGACGCCAGTAAATGTATGTTCCTTACCAAGCGGATGCTTGGATGCGTTAAGGTCTAGCGCTGTTCCCGATGAGTGATTAGATAGCACTGCATCTTGGCCTCGCACCGGGCGATAGCAATATGCCCAGTCATCTAAAGCACCAGCGTCAATAGGTTCTACTTGTTCGTGGAACTCTGCAGCAAAGGCTGCAAGGATGGGACCTGCAATAGCCTGACATCTAATCTTTATATCAGTTCCCTTGATAGAGAATACTTTAATATCAATAGCTGCTGGATCTTTAGATGCGGTCCAACCGTTTTGGCTTTTCTCTGTCATTGGTTCTCCA